TGTTGAAATGAGCGCAGAAATGGAATCTCCTGTTTCTTATAGCGGTTCAATTACAACCACTGGATCAATTACCAAATCCACTAATTCATAAGAATTAATTACTACATAATGGCAAACAAAAAAAGAGGTTACTATTCCTTAAAAATAGGAGGGAAAAATCGAACTCTACATTTTTCAATGAACTTTTGGGCAAACTTCACCGACTTGTTGGGCATACCACTCGACAAGTTGGGAGATGTCTTTGAAGGAGGAATTTCAATAAAATCAATCAGATCATTAATTTATTCAGGTCTTTTGGCATACGACCAAGAGGAAGGAAATGAAATTGATTACAATGAATTTAAGGTTGGTTCTTGGCTTGAAGATGTTAATCAAGATGACATATTAAAAATTGTCAATGCAATGACCGAATCAAAGATATTAGGGACTGACCTTAATATGGGTATTGAACGAAATACAGAGTCCGAGGGAAAGAGCAAGCCGACCCCCTAAACTGGAATAAATTACTTGATTACTATATTGGGCAAGTCGGCATAAACCCAGATAAATTTTGGCGATATACTTGGGCAGAAAATCAAAGGCTTGGTGAATCTCACACAATCAAATTAAATCTTCAGTGGGAACAAACCAGATATTTGGCAACAATGATTCACAATGTAAATTGTCAAAAGAAAAGTCAAATGATAAAACCACACAATTTATTTCCTTTGCCACAAGATAAATATGTAAGACCAAATAAACCAAAATCAAGTCCAGAACAGTTTAAACAGTTTTTAAATAAAATCAAGACAATGGGGGTTAAAATTTAACCCTCTTTTTTTTTGTATTTTTGTGTTATGATTAACAATGAGCAATTAAAAATAATAGTTTCAGCAGATGTTAAAAAATTAAATGCTGGACTTAATAAAGCATCAAGCAATCTTAAAACCTTTGGGGATAAATTAACAGGAATTGGCAAAAATTTATCTACTCGATTGACTTTGCCGATAGCTTTGGCTGGAGGTGCTGCAATAAAATCAGCAAGTGATTTTCAAAGATTAAAAACATCATTAGAGGTTTTAACTGGAAGCGCAGAAAAAGGAGCGGAAGTTTTTGAAAGACTTGTCAAATTTTCAGCGCAAACACCCTTCCAATTGCCAGACCTTGTAAATGTCAACAATATGCTCATGGGGTTTGGATTAAATTCTGAACAGGCTTATGAAAGCTTAAAATTGTTGGGTGATGTTGCAGCGGTATCTGGAGGCAACCTTGAAAATATTGCAAGAGCATTTGGTCAAAGTGCTGGTGCGGGGAGGGTAATGACCCAAGACATAAATCAGTTTATAAACAACTCTGTCCCTTTATATGATATGCTGGCAAAGGTGACTGGAAAAAACGTTGCTCAATTGCGAGAAATGGCTTCCGAGGGTAAGATTACATTTGACTTACTGGTGAAATCATTCCAATCAGCTACAAGCGAAGGAGGTAAGTTTAACAATGGGATGGAACGTTTATCTAAAACTTTTGCTGGTCAACTTTCAACTTTTAGAGATAAATTAAATATTACATTGGCTAAATTTGGCGAGATAATGCTGCCGATTTTAACTAATATGTTAAAGAGATTAGATGGGCTAATTGAAAGGTTTAAAAACTTATCTCCACAAGCAAAGAAATTGGCTTTAATGTTTGGTGCTGTATTGGCAGCTATCGGGCCAGCGGTTTTAATTTTTGGCAATTTATTTAAAGGGTTAGGATTTCTTTTAGGAGGTTTTAAAATGTTAATTGGAGTATTACCAACCTTAATAGGATTATTTAAAGCCTTGACCCTTGCAATCGCTTCAAATCCAATTGGATTAATTGCGACAGCAGTTGTTTCTTTAGGTATTGCATTTGTTGAATTACTCCATCGAATAAATCCTATTGTCAGCCGATTTACAACTTTTTTAAATCTGGTAAAATCTCTTGGCAGTCCAACTAAATTTGCAGCACTACAAGCTGAAAGTCTTGCAGACGCCCAAGCATTACAGAAAAAAGAAACTGATGACCTTGCAAAAAGTATTGACAGCACAGTTCCAAAATTAGATGAGTTTACTGATGCTTTTAAAAGTCTTGAGGATCAAACAAACAAGACCAGGACTCCATTAAAATCGATGGCCGATGTTTTTGATGAAAAACAAAAGGCTTTGAATGAAACTGGTGAAAGTTTAAAAAGATATAAAAAGGCACTTGGGGGGGCAGGCACTGATTTACAAGATTATATTAAAATCACATCAAGTGCGACACAATTTGACTTAATCCATACAGCTACACTAAAAGAAAAACAAGCACAAAATAAACAAGCACTACTTGAGCAGAAAACAATGGCAAGTGGATTGTCACAAATATTTGATGTACTTGATGATAATTTACAAGCTATTGCCGAAACTGTCGGCGGTGTTTTAGTAAATTCTTTTGAAGCTTTATTGTCTGGAGGAAATTTTTTCAAAACTTTAATTGATGGATTAAAAAGGCTTGTTGTAAAATTACTTGCAGCGGCCGCAGCAGCTTTTGTTTTAAATTCAATTTTAGCAGCAATGAAATTAACTAATGTTCCAAATGTTGGGGCATTATTTAGCGCATTTGCTGGATTTTCAAAGATGCCAGCCATTGAGTTCGCAAATGGTGGAATCGTATCTGGCCCGACTCTTGGACTTATGGGAGAATATTCAGGTGCAAGAGCAAACCCAGAGGTGATTGCTCCTTTAGATAAATTAAAAGGAATGATTGGCAACGCTGGTTCACAAAACAATGTAAATGTCAGTGGCGAATTTAGATTAAAAGGTCAAGATTTAGTTGTAGCATTACAAAGAGCAAATAAAGAGAGAAACAGAATTTTATAATGGCGAGTTATATATCATCAACTGATTTAGTTGTACAATGGAATCCAAAATTTGAACTTTATTTTTCAGATCAAAATAATCGGCCTGTATTACTTCAAATTTTAAAAAAAGATTACGATGGTGATGTTTTTAATCTTATCGGAACTGACAACCCTGTGGAGATTATTTGGGAGTCAGATGATGATGTTTATTCACCAATTAAAGGCTCAAGATGTAAACTGAATTTTTTTATAACTGATTATTCTGTTTTTGATGATTTTTACAAGTCTGATGAAAGGGAATATAAAGTCAATATATATTACTACAACTCAAGTGGTGATGCTTATGAGGAACTTGAATTTAAACCAGAATCAACTCAAGTAAATTATGATGCTGATTTTGGAGCAGCTTTATTTTGGGAGCCGTATTGGTCAGGATTTATTGTAGTTGATAGGTGGCAAGAAGCTTTGACAACTTCACCCTATCCTGTATCATTAGAAGCAATTGATGGACTTGGGACATTAGATGGTTTTGATGCACCAACGCCCTTTAAAAACGAATTTTTTGAAACAACTGATGATTATACAAATCCAGTAAAAAGTTTATTTTATTACATCACTGAAATACTTAAAAAAACTGGTCATAAATTTGACATTTATGTCGCAAACGATATAAGAAAATTTGATGGTGCCACAGACACTATTGCTGATAAATTTGATTTTGAGGAACAGTCAACAATATTTCACGACATTACTGTAAATGATATTCCAATTTATGATGCAAATTTAAATCCAAGAAACTCAAAAGAGGTTTTGGAATATATTTTGAAATTAACAAATTCAAGGATTTTTCAATCCTATGGGCATTGGTATATTATAAGCAACTCAAATTTAATTGATAATAGAATTGACCAGCAAACAGTTTGTCCATCTGGTGCTGAAACTTTTATTGATTTAAATGCAAATTTAAATTTTGGAGAAGAAGAGGTTTTGGTTCCAGAATTAGAAGCCCCAGACATTAGAATCCAAGGTTCTACAAGCAAAGCAGATGGGATTTGGTATTTTTATGTGACAAACATTGGCGGTGATATTACAAGTGCAACCTGGACTTTGCCAGATGGAAGCACCCAATCTGACAGTAAAACAATTCCCAAAATAACTTTTCCAGTTGAAAGTGGACATGATGGTCAAACAATATCCATAAGCTGCTCAAATAGTATTGGAAGCGATTCTGACACTCAAACGCTATCCATTGAAACTTATACTGCAAGCCCAACGGCAACAGGTGGTACTTTTACAATACAGGTAAGGAGAGAAGATTTGAAAAATGCTACTGTTTACCCAATGAAACAACAAATTATTTACACAGCAAAAGAGGTGGGGGAGCCGTTTTCATTTGAGTTTTTTACAAGAGCAACACAATTTCCATATCAAACTTATTTTACTGATGTTGTTAATGTAACGGCAATCACAAGATTCACAACTGGACTTTTTTCTAATGAAGTCCATACTACAACAAAAACTTTTGATAATACTGGTGATTATGCTTTAAATCCAATAATTAAAATCACAGTTTCAGGAACGATTCCAAATTTCCCTCAAACAAATTATTTGTTTTTGTCTGGAGCAGCAGCCCAACAACAATTAACTACAACTGTAAATATCACAAACAACACAACTAACACCACTATCAATAAAACTCAATTTGTTTTTACAGGAATAGCGGGAACATCTTTTGCTGAAAATTTAGAATTAACAGCAACAAATGACAGGGAATTTACAAATTCTGGAAATGTTACTGGATTAATTGTTGGAGATTACAGCCCACCAGATGATTTGAATGTTTCAGATAGTTTTTTTGGTCAATCTTTATTATTGCAAAACTTAATTCCAGACTATGTTTATGACACTTATGAAATTGGTGTTATTGGTAAAATTGGAAATCAAAATCAAACAGTTAGTTTTGTTTTAACTGGTGGCCCGCAAGGAATTAGCGGAGTTACTTCTTCGGCTTCATTTAGTCCAACAGGAACTTTCAATGTTGATGCTAATGCTGGAAGTTTAAAAATTAAAGTAACACACGTTGGAAAAGTTATAATTACAACAAACAATTCAAACGTTGTTTTAAATGAATTGAGTCCAACCTCTTTTGGGGGTTATAGAAGTTCGGCAGGCTTGACTTTTAGTTCACAATCTTCAGCTGTAAATTCATTTTTTATTTCTTGGCTTGCAAACAATGATCAACCAACTGGAAGGTATGCTTCGGTTTTTGTAAAAGATGAAGATGGAAATACTTTGGACACAATTAGCATTGTACAACCTTATTTAGCAACAGATTCATATAATAGTGATTATAATTATTTTAACTAATGGCTATATTAAAAAACTATCAAAAAAACTTTTTACTAAAAGGGTCAGAACAAATAAATTTTAAAGTTTATGATTCTGATGGAAATTATAAGGTCAATGAAGATAAAAACATATTGGCCAGCACTCCAAGACAACTTCATCCGCTTTATAATTCATTAGTTAAAAGCTATGAAAAGCCAATTAAAAGAGTTGAGTTGCCAATAAAATTGAACAAAATAAATGTAAAAAATGCAAACGCAAACTTTACAGCTGTTAAAGATTCAACAACAGATTTTGGCTGGAAAGAGTTTTCTAATGGTGGTTTGATAATTAGTGATTTAGATCAAGATGTAAAAGCTATTTCAGGAAATAAATACATGAGGTCTTTGAATGTTGCTTCTGTTTCAAACACTACATTTACTGAAATCGTTGCAGATAGTTGTTTAATAAAAAGCAAATCACCATTTTCAATTTCTTATAATTCACATATAAAAACAAGCGGAACGGAAGCAGAATATGTTTGGACTGTAATTGTTCAAGCTTACACTTCTGGAGGAACTCTTTATTCTTATAAAGCTGATGAGAATGTTTGGGTTCAAGGAGTTTCATTTTTTGCTTTTAATAAAAAAACAAAATCAATTAATAAATGGGACAAAAACAAATTTGAGGTTGCTCCCCTGGTAATTGATGGAGATGATGATGATATTGATGTCAGGGTAAAAATCCTACTGCCAAGCCAAACTTCTGACAATGGAACTTTTAACAGCGCATATATTGACAATGCTTTTGTTGGTGAAACAAATGAAA